TGGTCGGGTTGACAGGATTCGAACCTGCGACCCCCTGCACCCCATGCAGATTTTATCATTAAGGTAAACTAAAACATTTTATTATATCATTGTAATTTCAATGTTTTTGAAATTGTATATACATCTAAATTATATTTGTTTAGTACTTGTGGCGTGTGGCTGACGTGTGGCTTTTCGGTGGAGTTTAGAAAAAGAGCGCATCCGCGCCTATGGCAAGTCCTTGTGTCTGGCGTGATTCTACCGCTTGTGCAGGCATGGCAACGGCTCCAACTGCTCCAACAAGGCCATTTTCATAAGCTTCCGCAAATGTCCTAAAGGCGTCCGCTGCGTGAGAACACCTATTATGCAAGGGGGTATCCCGTTCAACACCATGTGCTCCTGCCGGGGCCTTCTGATAATTCTCCAGGGCATTTACGCCAGACATATATTCCACTCCGTCAATTTTCAGGGGCCGGGAGCATCGCTCATGAAAAATGCAATGATTCAGGAGGCGCCGTACCGCAAAAATACCATTCCACACATCGGAAATGCGCGGCACTACGGACACATTGAACCCTGCTCGCCTCAAATACACGTCAAAGGTAATCCCGTGGGGATCTCTCCTCCCTGCGTCGTGGGGAACCAGATGTTTGTAAATGGGTCCAAACATCACTTCCCACTTCGTTCGGATGAAATTGATATACCACTCCAAGGGCTTTTCATTGGCCTGCAAGCAATCCATCACGTAAAACTTGCCGTCTCCCCTCACCTGCCAGAGCCAGAGAACCATATAATCAGCCATGCCAATATCCCAGGACACATAATAGGGAGCCAGATCATCCTTTTCAAACTCGGCGCATAGTCGGCCTTTGGAACGTAATGCGTCCATGTAAGAACCATAAATGGATCCCTCCACCAATGCCTGAAACGCCTCTTCCGGCGTGGAAGGATATTCCTGACGGACCAATCCTCCAAATGTCTTGTATTGGGAGGCGTACCAACGCTTCTGGGCATCATTCAGGGAAATGCCGCACCTTAACCTCAAATCCTCGAAATACTTCTGTAAATCCTCCGGGAAACTGCATCCATGTTCATCATCAGCTTCAAGGAAATACTCCGGATTCTTCCACCAGGGAAAGAAAAAAAACTTCCAATCCAGGGAAGAAAGAGGTTTGCCGACCATCTCCATGGACGCCTTGGTCATCTCGTAATTGAGGCCAAACTTTCCTCCCTCATGGGTGGATTCCCGGACAATCACGCCGTCTTTGGAAACGGCGTTCATGGCCCCTGTCACAATCTCGCGGGCTCGCAGAGGGGCATGGGCCGCGACGTATCCAAGTTCCGAGACATGCAAAAACTGAAATGTGCCGCCGCGGAGAGATGTGCCGGCTGTAATTTTACTCCCATTGGAAAAAGACACCGTCGTTTTGGAAGGCCTGGCTTGAATCTCCCCTTTGATGAGGCGTCCTAACTCGGCCAGGGCAAGGTCTTCTTCCGTGGGATCATCCGGTACATAGTCCAAACTCCTGTAAGCCAACTCAATTTTGCCAATCTTGCCTGTTCCATCCACCAAAGTTTTATCAATGATACCGCAATGGAAATTGGGCCGGAACAGGCTCATATCCAGCATCAGCATGGCTACATACGTGGAAATGCCCAGCTGGCGCGCTTTCAGAATGTCATTCCTGTACCATAACTGCTCATGAAGCCGCCGCTGGGCCCAATTCAACTGGAACCTTTGCATCTTGCCCTCTTTATTGATAATCCAGTACAAGTGATTTAACCTCCACACGCGGTCGGAAAGCTGTTCTTTCAGAATCTCTATATTATTATCCATTATGCCTGAATAGCTAATAAATTGAAATCGCGGTTGCCGGAAACGCGGATGCCCACCATGGAATCGTAATTCCAGCATCCATCAGCAACTAGAGAATGCCATCCCCTTGTTAAAAACGAAGACGGGGAACGGTCCAGTACATCCCAACGGGTTCCGTCAATGCTTACCTCAACACCATCCACCAGTGCATCAGAGCCAAAGAAAAACATCACTCCGCCGCTATGCTGGCGGCGTCCAGCAGCTTCAAGAGAAATCAGGGCGTTAGTCTCCAGCACAGACACAAAATCCCTGCCTCCCGGATCCTGAAACTCATTACCCGGCGCCAGCACCTCAATAAACCGTCCATCCTCCCGCGACACCAGGGCAAACAGCAAATCCGCCTGATCCCCATTGGGCAAAACGGCTACCCCTTCGAACACCCCTTCTGTCGTGTACCGGTGCCAGGCATGCACCTGGTGCATGCTATTATAAGTCATCAGCGCCAGCGCCCCGTCCCGGCGCACAAACACCGCCCGCGGCTCCGGCTTGCGCACAAAAGCAACACCCCGGCACCCGCCGCCGTCGGCCAGCACATGATCGGCAAACACCGTCAAATCGCGGGACACGAACCCGTCGCTCTCATAATCATACCCGTACTGATACACCCGTCCGCCGCCCCTCTCCACATACAGCACCTTATCGGTCGCCATCAGGGCCGGCACATCGGAAGACCCCACAAACCCGTGGCTGTCCGCCCGCGCATTGGAGTAAGTCATCACCCCCTGGCCGCCGGACACCGCCCACTCCGCGTCCGCCGTCCCCAGCAGCAGCCGGGAACTCTGCGCCATCAGCCAGCAAATCCTGTTCTGCGTTGTGGTGCTCAACGTCAAAGCCAGCGCGGAATCATCCTGCTTCCCCACCTCGAAACTGTTGAGGTCATCCGTCTTGCTCAACCACACCGTCTGCGGCTGGGCCTGCGTAGCGGCCAACACCAGGCGCTGCTGAAACACATCCACCAGGGAAGGAAACCCGTACACCCCCCGGAACGCCGCGAAACTCCACATCAACGACTCCCCGGACGGGGGCACCCCCTCCGGAACCGCGGAAACATTATCCCAAAGAGAATACTCCGCGGAAGCCGTCACCTCGGCCGCCTCTGCCTCCATCCACGCCGTGCAGGCAGGTACCTCCAGCTGCGCTCTGGCCCGCTGGCTGACGGATCCTCCGGGCCAGGTCTCCATCCTCACCACATAAACTCCGTCCTCCGGCACTGTAAAAGATGCCTCCTCCATCGTGGAAAACACAGGCATCAACGAATAAGAACCACCGTTGCCCTCGCAAAAAGAACACACATTCAACGTTGAATTCAGCTGAATTGTCTGCCCGGCATAAACGCAGACAAACCCCTGCATCGACACGACTGTACCCGCCGGCAGAAAAAAACGATACATCTCAATCGACCCCTCCGCAAACCGGTCCAAACTCACCTCTGCCTGCTCCCATTCCAGGCGCACCATACTCCCGGCGCCGACATCATCCGTCGTCAACCCATCGGGCTTCACCGTCAGCGTCCGTCCCTCCCTGGACACCTCAAACCCGCCGTCCACCTTGGCCCCATCAACCAACAATGCGGAAAAAACCGGCAGCCCCTTTTTCTCGAAAAAATCGCAAAAATCACTCCCCAAAGGCAGCGTCAACTTGCGCACGTCGCTGGTAGACAGGGAATGCAGCCGCAGCACCACATCCTTCTTATAAGCATCCACCACCAGCTTATTCCCGCAGGAATCAGCCGGAAACCCCTGGCTGGGATCGGAACCATTGGAAAGCTGGGACTCATACAACATCAGGCGCAAATAACACTCCTCCCCCGCCTCGTCCCCGGTCAGCTGCAAATTGGAAGCGGCCCCCACCGGGGAATTGGACGTACCAAGCAGCTGCCAATCCTCATTCGGGAAACGCCGCTCCACGGCATACGTGCCGTACCACTCCTTATAACAATAAAACGTCCAGGTCCCCTTGCAGGTAATCGTATTGGAATGGCAAATCACACCCTTATGAAAATGCTCCGGATAATCCGCCGGAGACGTCAGGCCGTCCACAAAATCCTCCGCCCCGTTAAAATCCCTGTCGCACGTCCACCAGGACCAATAACTCCCCTCATTGAGGCAGAGCTTTTTCCCAGCCGTGAAAGTGCTGGCCGCCGTAAACGCTCCGGCAACCACCCAGCCCTGGCGAATCACGGCCCCCGTGCTGAACCCGGTCTGCTGGGGCACCGTCACCTGGACGCGCATCACATCCCCCTCATTCACCGCCGCGTCCGCATCGGACGCATGCTCCCCGAAAGACACCCTGTAACACCCCTCATCCAGCGTCAGGCGCACCGGAAAATCCCGGAACTCCTCATACCGCCAGGGGCGGGCCTTAAACTCATAGGGAGCCAGGGAAAACATGCCCTCGTCATCCCGTCTCAGCACCATCAGCTCATGCGTAGGGCAGGCCAGAAACAACATGCTGTTCACCTGTTTGTGGCGCAAAGCGGAAACATCGTCCTGGCTCCACACGGAAGGCAGGGAGGCAACCACATCCCCCTCGGCGGACAACACGCGTAGCAGGGAAGGGGACACCTCCACAAGAAAACGGTCATTAGTTGAATAAACATAAGGCAAAATCACGGAACCCTCCAAAGCAGCAGCCACGCGCCGGAACCCGCGGCGCCGGGAAACGCCGCCCATCTGGCCCAGGTCCAGATTCTCAATCCTGGAAGCCCCGCGGTGAAAATTATCCAAGTCTGCCCGGACGGCGGAAGTAGGAGAAAGCTCGCCTCCGTTGAAAGCGCATCGAATCATGTACCATCATTACAACAAAGTAACGAAGGATGAATACAACCGTAACTTGACTAAACCAACGGCTCATTCCCTACGTTGTCCAGGAATCCCGGGCGGCGTTCTTCATTTTCTTGGGGAGCCTCTATTCCATCAAACTCAATCGGAGCGGCTTTACCATTATCAGGATGTACAAGATGCTCCTGTTGCGTTCCGGCAAGCACCGCGGCAATCTGCGACAGGCCGGGAACATCTACCGGTTCCGGCTCATTGTAACCGGCCAGCTTGGAAAGCTCCCTCACCGCCTCAATCTTGCCGGGCATCTTCTTGCGCATCCCTGAATCTGTGTAGGCAACCTCCTGGCATAAAGGAGAATCTTCTCCTACTTCTCCAATCGGTGTACGCAACACAGCAGTAAGAAACTCAAGGCATTCCTGCTTGGTGGCAATCGCTGATCTGTCCAACTGGGCATTCAATTCATCAATCATTCGCAAAACTTCGCCATCTTTGGACAAACGAGAAGCCGCCTTACTGGCCGCGTCATTACTCATGTCCTTGCGCTTGTAAGCTTTACGATATGCGTCCGCTTTGGACAATTTTGACTCAACCAAGAGCCTGGCAAATTCCTTCTTCTTCTCTGTGGCAATAGATGTTTTATCTCGCTTAGGCATGATCTTTCATCGTTCGTGTGATCGCGTCTTCCAATCGTTTACGCCCTTGTGCCGTGAGGAAATAACCTTTTTTGAATCTGCCACCATATTGGGAGGTAGAAACGTCTCCTGCACCGCAAAGGGTATTCAAGTGAAAGCACAGACGGCTGGAAGATACGGAAACGCGGTTGGCAATTTCTCCGAACCGAATGCCGGGATTAAGACCGATACAGGAAAGAATGGCTATCTGAACCGGAGACATTTTCAGCCGTGCAAAAGCAGCAGACATGATAGACATCAATTTTAACTCCGACTGCTTCATCTCCCCTCCTCCCTTCTCATATACCGTTCAAAGCAATAATCCGGAGCGTCCTTAACCTGGCACACCACATTATTGCCGCGGTAAAGCCGTGACGCAATACGTGCATCCAACTGCTCCCCGATATGCTTCGGTAACAAATTGGACGTGAATATCGTCCATTTTCCAAGCCTCCCATCGACAACCCGGTTCAGGGCGGAGAGAATGGATGGAGTGGTATTTTCCGCGCCCACATCATCCAGAATCAGCACGTACACCTCTTTGACCAAGTACTCCACAAACGCCCAGTCCCCGGAACGGAGCATGGAAACCACCTTCTGCCATTTCCAAAATTGGATAGGCAGCGTGGGCCTTTCGTGGATCAAGGCATCCCTGGCAGCCTCGGCCAAGTGCGTTTTGCCAATGCCGGAAGCCCCAAGAAGGGAAAGCCAGCGGCGCGGGCGCACCTTGTTCACTACATCGTTGACAAACCACTGCACCTCCCGGTGCATGGCCTGAACCTCCGGATGAACGGTCTCGTCAAACCCGCCCATGTCATACCGTACAGGCTTGTAATTGCGGACAATCCCGTCTTGGGAAGGGATCAGGGAAACTTGTCCTGCCAGCCGTTGAATGTCATCCATCATTCGTACCTCCTTCCTGCGTTGGCGTCCCGGCCAGATGGACCTTGTTGCCGTCCATGCTGTACATTGTTGGTAGCCCAGGAGCGGGCATACTTGCGTGCTGCTGGCTGCCAGTTGGCAAGCGGTATCCCTTTACTGTCTCGCCAACCGCGGGCCGAGAAGTCATCAAAAAACGACTCTGCGCACCGTTTCAACTCGTCTCCCTTGGGAGCCATAAGCTGGGCCGCCATGAAAAGCCGCACATCCTCCGCGTCCCGCGGGAACTGCTCTATGCCTCGGCTTACAGGTAATTTCTTCGCATTCGCATCCGTCTTCGTCTCCGTCTCCGAATACGCATTCGCATTCGCATAAGTAACGGGTTGAGGCGAATCGTTACGACCTGTTACGAGTTTCCGCAGTTCGTATTTCTTGTCGGAAACTTTCAGCACTTCGTAACCGTTCGGAAGCGGCCATTTGGGCATGGACTTCCCCTGTTGGTCGAACCCCAGAATCATCAAGTATGGCTTCTCATTATGAGAATAAAGCAGAATAAGCCCCGCGGCCTCACACGCGGAGAGGCAGCGTTGAATATTGCACTCGCTCATCTTGTCGAGTTGGAGAGGATACAGCGCAGAACGGAGAATGGGCGTCCTGGCGTCATAAAGGCCGTAATCGTCTGCCACAGACATCAAGCGTCGGTAGAACACCTCGGCCTCCCACGAAAGAGAGGCGACGCGCCCTGATGTCAAAATAGCATCTCTGATCAATCGTGTTGGCATATCAAAAAAGCGTCAGTTGGGGGTTGTAGATTTCATAAAGACCAAGAAGACGGTCTTCCCGCGGCGGTGTCCGAACAAAGGTTCATGGCTGGCCAGCTTCAACACTTCTGCCGTGCTGACCTGATCTTCGCACCACTTGAACACCAGAATACCTCCCGGTTCCAGCACTCGGAAACACTCACGGAAGCCGGCCTTCAAATCCTCCCGCCAGGTCTCCCGGTCCAGTTTTCCGTACTTCTTGGACAGCCAGCTATTTTCTCCGGCGTGGAGCAAGTGCGGAGGGTCGAATACGACAAGGCGAAAAGCCCCATCACTGAAAGGCATCTCCCGGAAGTCTCCGACAACATCCGGCTTGATTTCCAAGGTACGCCCGTCACAGAGTACATGAGACTCCTGCCGCTGATCCATGAACACCACGTCAGGATGGCAGCGGTTAAACCAGAACATGCGGGAACCACAACAGGCATCAAGCACAGGCTTCATTCCCCCTCCTTTCCAGTATCGCCGCCTGCTCGTCAGTGATATACTGCCACGATTGTGGCGGACGGGTCAGTCCAATGGCAGAGAGTGGCACGGGGGCCGGGAGCTTCACGGGGTCCTGGACACCCCAGGCGAAGCAAGGGAGATAGGTACGCAGGTGAGTTTTAGAGACGCAAGCATCTATGAGGAATGATCCAAGAACTTTCCCGAATGGCATGTGGGTTATGAGCGCAAAGGAAACCATCCGGCATTTGCCAATGATTGCCCGCTCTCCATCCTTGCCGGATTCATAAAGCCACAGCGTGACGTGTTCTCGTTTCATGACACGGGGCACATTTTGACGTAGTTCCCATGTCTTTTCGCCGGACAGAATTTTCCCACAGAAAGGCCGCCTGACGGATAAGAGGATGTTAATCATTGTTCCCTCCTTTCAAACACGATTTCCACCTGTCCGGCGCGGCCCAAGTCATGAATCCGGTCAATCCCGGCGCAGTCTAGCGTCCTATCGTCAATCCCCATAGCCTTGCAGGCCCCGTCCAGATACGCCTTGCAGCGGGCCAGGCAATTATCCGCGTCTGGCTTCGGTCCCTTGAAAAACCAGATCACCCGGTAATGCGTCGGCATCATCCTGCGGCCATTCAGGGCTTCACAAGTCCGGCCCCAGGCTATATTCCGGGCACGGCTCTTGGCAGCCGTCTTCTTGAATCCCGCCACCTGGGCCCCCCTCTGCGTGAGGGGGGCCTTCGCATTCGGGGACAGGCAGCGCGGCGTGTGGGGCAAAGTAATGGTCAGCGTGGTCATCATGCCGCACCTCCTTCCACTTCCTTCACGGATCCGTCAGAAACCTTCACTTCCGCGCATCCCGCCAGCGTCTTACGCAGCCAATCCTTGGACTCGGCAACCTTGGCGCCGGCATCCGCAGCCTTGCGGACGGCGTGAACTAGCTTGTCCAGGTCAGTAATCCCCACCTTGCAGCAGCCGGTGAACGCCTGTGCCGTGATACCGTCCGGGAACAAACCGTTAAGAATTTGAAAAGCCGCCGCGGCATCCGTCACCGTAAATGCCTTCTTCCCGGAAGTAAGACACAACCCTGGAATTTCCAGTTCGGCCTTCAAATCGGCTTTTACCTTCGCCTCCACAGAAGCGGCCCATTTCTTGGCGAGTTGAGCGAGGTCGTAGGCTTCCCTACGTTTTTCCGGGGACCACTGTTCCCATGAGGCCGTCAAATCCCCGGACGTCACCTGCACCAAAGCCAGCTTCACCGCCGGGCAGGAAGACTGGGCCCGGCAATACCGGCAAGCCTTCTCGCTGGGCTTCAACGGGGCGTGCTCATCCTGCGCCTGCTCAATGCAGGCCCGGAAAAACGCCCGCGCCTGCTCCACGCTCTCGCGGGTGTACCGGCAAACGGCAGGCTCCTTCCGGCTCGCGTAAGGCTGCAAGATGCACACAAACACCTCATCCACATGGTATGCCTCGTGCCCATCCATCACCAGCACTGCCAGGGCGCTCAACTGCAAATTGCACTCCGCTGGAGAAACAGGAATGCGTCCAAATTTGTAATCCACCACAAAAGCCTTGCGGTCCCAAACAGCCACCATGTCCGGTTTCCCGGAAAACAGACGGTCCCGTTCAAATAGACGCACTTCCCGCACCGTCTGAACATCAATCCAGTTTTCTTTCATCCCCAAGTGCTTTTCACACAGGGCCTTTTCCATCTCGCGGCACCAGGCCACGGCCTCGGCGTCCTCCGGGTCTTCCGGCGTTGTCCCCTGTTCCATGCAGGCGTGCAGCATGGTTCCAATGGCGGCGTCCTCGCTCTCTTCGTCTATCGGGCATTTCCTTTCTGCATTCCAGCTTCCGGGGCAGAGGAAAAGCCGCTGCATCCCGCTCGCGCTGGGCAGCCCCTGACGTTCATCCCTGATCATTTCCATTGCGTCCATCATCGTCAACAAGTCAGGAGTTAATGCTCAAAAGAACCAAAGGAAGGCACATCCTCCGGCACATCCAGTCCGGGAATACCGTCTTCCGGCGCCGGTGCGGTTACAGGCGGCGGGGCCTGCGTCGTCCTGGGAGCTGCCTTTGGAGCGTGGGCAGATGCAGGAGTCTCCGGCAGGGAGGGGTCACGGGCGGGCTGGTCATCTACGGGGAACTCGTCTCTAACCTTCCTTACCCCCTCAACAATGCCGTTATAAACATTGCTCAAATCCCGCAATTCATTTACGGACATTTCTTCCAGTTTGTGACCCAACCTGGCTTCAAGCCGGGCACGCGTCACTCCATAGACTAAAAAATTAGCTTCCAGAGAGCGGAGAATATCATCCTTACTCCGCTTGAATCCGTTCTCCTGCGTAATCTTCACAGCTTCCATAGCTTCATCCGTCAGCCACCCGGGAAGCACCTGCAAAATGCAGGCGCGGATTCGGCGGGAAGCCATATTCGCGCAGAGTTCGTAAATATCCCGTTCGCTGTCCAAAGCAACACGTTTCATCACCTTCCTGCCCCCCTCATACTCGTTCTTGTCGCGGGTGTGAGGAACCGAAAAAGCAATTTCCCTCCTGACATTGGTCTCTTTGTCGAAACAATAGGCAAGACATTCGGACACATTGCAGCCGCTTCCATCCGCGCCCTTGGGATCCCAATGCCGGGCAACCTCCTTCCATCCGGCTTCCGCATTCCCCCAGGCCCCGATCAGCGCCTCCGCCAGACGGATGCTGGGGCCCGTCACGGTCGTATTTCCGCGAGGGTAGGAATAAGTGGCGGACTGCGCCAATTTCGGTTGATCGCAAGCCTGCTTCATCCTCAAGGTCACTTCGGCCAAATTCCGCGGAAACTGCTTGGCAATCCAGATCGACGCAAGCACGGAAGTAACGGCTGCATTGCTCGTCATGGCAGCCAGGGCCCCGCTTCCGGCGGAAGCCTGAACGGCAAACGGATTGCCCGGCGCTTGATTGGAAAGTTCGTTTGTTGTATTGGTATTCACGTTATTAGTATTCTATTGGTTAGCTATTGATAACAGGCCGGGGACCAGTTGGCGCTGGCCCCGGCCAACTCACTTTATCGGTCGATTTCTCCGGTGAAGGAGGATTTTGTACACAGGCACACGGCGCCGCGGTGAATCCGGTTCTCCGGCAGATCCTTTGCCAGCTTGTCGGCAATATCCTTAATCGCATTGCGCGCCGGGATATCCGCGCGGACAAGCTGGTACACAAAATACAGCTTCCCGTCAGCCAGGCGCACACGCAGGCGTACCTTGATTTGATACGTGGTATCTCCTTCGGCACCCCGGATAACCGGAATCGCAATCGTGAACTCCGGGGGGACGTTCAATTCTCCACTCTTGGAATCCACCGTTTCGTTATAAGTCAGCTTCGTTTCGCCGTCGGAAGCCCGGTAGGCGGACTTAAACTCCACCTTGCGGTGCATGTCGAACTTGCTCGCCAGCGTCAGCATTTCAGACGGGGTGGGCTTCATCACGTCCTTGCTGTTCTCTTCAAGGAATTCAACAAAATCCTTTTGAGACATAGCTTGTCCGTCGTATTTGGTCCAATTCTCCCATTCCACCGTCTTGTTGAGCTGCATGGTGGCTTGGTGGTCCCCCCATCCATTACCATCGGGGGAATAATAATTGAGCACGGCGTTTACTTCTCTGTCGCTCACGTAAATCACGCTCCTGACGCCATTTTCGGCATCTTCCGCCTTCACGAAATCTGCCAGCGTTTCCAGGTCCAGCAGCTGAACACTGCCGGCCTTGCGAGGGGGCGTATTGCCCAGGCAATCCAGATGATACAGGGTATATCCATCCGGTACGACGGCGGCACGGCCATGCGCCACTTCCTGCACGCGAACGGCTGCCAGAGTATCTTCGTTCAAGTTATCCATATAATTTAATTCTATAATGTTTATGTTGTTATGTGGTTGTTGGGAACTTAGGCGCGCTTAGCTACCTTGGCGGGGACTCCGGCATCAACATCGGCAGCAGCCGGGAATGTTACCTTTACAGGAGCATCCAGGTCCAGTTTCCCCTGGGCGGGGTCGTCCGTATGCAGGGCGCCGGAGGTATCGGCAAACATAATGCGCGGGGCAATCGTCGGATCCGGGATGCTGGCCGTAACCTTCGGTTCAATCACCACCTGATTCACGCCGCCTTTGCGCTTCACGGACAGCTTAAGAGTCAGGGATCCATTATTCCCGGTTGCCAGCACGGCGGAAACAAGGCTGGTCATCTTGGTGTCCAAGGCTTCCAAAAGAGCCCCTTCGTTAATCTCGGAAAGTCCTTCGAAAAAGACATCTCCGGGCACTTGTCGTTTAGTTACTTCACTCATAACTTATTATTTATCTAGGGTTTGAGTATTTAACTATTCTTGATTTTTTTGTATTCGCGGTTCAGTTCATCACAGACTTTCTGTGCCATGCTATCGGCATTGTCTCTTCCGTATTTTCCGTAGGAAAAACACATAATAATGCCGCCGTCTCTTCTTTCTACCGCGCCAGTATTCACCAGATAGGGCTCTTCCTTCTCCATCTCCTCGATGGGCTTGATCAACACGAGATGGTCAACATTGACAAACATCCATCCGTCAGAATCAATATGCCTCTCAACTTTGACTTTGATGTGATAAGGGTCGCATTCATCTTTTAAGACTTCAACTTCGGTCCCTTCGGGGATTACAGTATTCCTCACGCGTCCTTTGTAATCGACCTTTGCAATATCCCCTTTGCGGAATTTCCGCTTCGGGTCGTAATGCGGCGTAGCTGGTTCGAGATTTTCCGGGCTGATGTATTTCGTGCTTCCGTCGTCGGTGCGAACGTGCACAGATGTTATATCATTCAATCCGTCAATGATTGTTCCTTTGAATTGTACTCTGGTTCCTACTTTGCATTTTTTAATGTCCATTGTATTGGTATTCTATTGGTTATTGCGTTCCACGATCCGCGTGGCGCGGGACGGTTTTTCCAAGCCGTCAAAAGCTTTCATGGGAGTGGGAGACTCCGGGCAAAACCCGGAATGCGGACTCTTGCCGGCCCGCAGCTCGGCGTTGTCCAGCTCCACCGCCAGCCAGAACAGGCACGCAGCGGAAAGACCAAAGGAGCAGGCCCCCAAGAACTTGAAAAAGGTATTCATGCCGCAGCCCCCTTTCTTCTTCTGCGCGGGGGAAGAATATTCATATCCACTCCATTCACTTGAGGCTTCTGCGCATGATCCTGCTGGTGGATATAGCGCCATACAGACAGGGCAGGGAACTCATAGGGGCATCCGGCGCTTCCTGTTCCGGGCAACGCCTGAATGCTGCCATCCTGGACAAGGGCAAGAATGCGCTCTCTTCCCCAGCCCGTCATGAACCTTACGTCATCCAAAGTGACAACTACCTTGCCGCGGAAGGCGGCAATCGCCTGCGCCTCGTCGGAATCAGGCAATAATCCCACGCTCGCCGCCTCCGGGGAGGAAGGAACAGGAGAAGAAGCAGCCTCCTTAAGAACCCTGGCTATGGTTTCCAGGGCCTCCGCCAGACTCTTCAACGTTTTTTCATTCGTGCTCATGTTCGGTTAATTAAAATGGCCGCCCGGACGGGTATGCCCCGCGCCTGCCAGACCGTATTATTCTTATCTACCGATTTGTGTATTTTGGTTTTTAGGCCCCACCTGGGCCGGGCGATTAGTTAAAGCTCGTGCCAGCCGAGCAGCTTCAATTCTTCGATCAGGGCTTCTTCCATAATTCAGTCGTCGTAGTGTCCGTCGGGGTTGTCGCACTGGGAGGCGTGGTCAAAATCCCACTCGTCGATGGCCTGCTCAATCTGCTCCAGGAGTCCAACCGCAACGCCGTAGGATATCGCTTCACCGTCCACTCGGATGCACCGGTCTTCGTCGTCGTATTCGATAATCATGCCGCCGGCTTCTTGGGTTCGGGGTTGCTGGACTTCCTTTCTTCATCCTCCATCATGGACAGGATGGTTCCGGCTGCCTTGAGTGCGGCCTCTGCGCTGCTCTTCATGAGTTTTTTCATCTCATCAGTTTGGTTGGACAGACGGCTCAAGCTGCAAAGAAATGCCGCATGATCTGCCAGGTATTGAATGTGTTCGTTCATATTCATGCCGCGGGCTTCTTGGGGTTCTTCGGACGGGGGTGCTTTGTCATCTCCACCACTTCTTGAGCCATTCGAGCAAATAAGGAGCAAATCAACTGCTCTTTAGTCATTCTGGCAGCATCAGCCACCATCCCTAACCACTTGCTGGGTGGTACTGGTATTTCTATTTTCACACGGGGTGTCGTGTTCATGCATCTATAAATACCATGTTTGTGTAGCAACGCAAGAGATTTTTAACACATTCGTGTTATGATTGATTTGTTTTAGTATTTACATCTCAACAAAATATCGTAATATCAACGCATGACGCTTACTAAGGAAGATGTGAAAAAATGGCTCAAAGATCTCGGAAAAGATCGCTTTTGGCTTGCAGAGCAGTGCGGGGTAGGCAAGCGCACTGTGGATTCATGGTTTGCATCAGATCGAGATTTACCAGCCCGTGTGGCATTGCTAATTTCTCAACTCATGTTACCGACGGTTACAACTGATACTCAAGGCCGTAACCTCCGGCGTGTAGAAACTCTTACCCTTCAATTCTCAAAATCAGAATGGGAGACCATCAAGGAATACCAAAAATTACATCCGGGAAAATCCGTTGCACAACTTGCCGAAGAATTTGTTCTAAACTTGGCTGACTCTCTCCAGAAAAATTTCTCATTCACCCCACAAGTTATTGACTCATTTTCTGAATCTTTGGACTACACCACTCAAGTAGTCGGCAACACGGCAGCCGGTAAACCTTCGTCTGGCGAGACTGTCCCGCAGGACATTCGCATTTATCGTCCTCTTGAATGGGGCGAATTCGTCTTACGAGTCAACGGCAAATCAATGGAACCCGAAATACCGGACGAATCCCTGGTCATCATCAAAAAATATGAAGACTACCTGTTCCCAGCACTAGGATCCCTGGTAGTCTATAACGAAGGTAATGACTACACCCTGAAAAAGCTTGCCAAGCGTAAAAACCCGGGAACCGGGAAAATGGAATATGTCCTCAAGTCGATCAACCCTGCTTATAAAGATGTGGAACCTATAGCGGAGGGTAAAATCTCCGGCATCTATGTGGAAACCCTGGAACGCTGGGAGAAAGCCTAACCTATTTCAAATTCATGCAACCTTACCTCAAAGAAAAAAAGAAAAACATCGACTGCTGTAAGATCCTGTACTGTTCATCCTGCAACGCCAAAACGCAGCATGATGTGCAATGCCTGGAAGATGGAACGATATACCAGACGACATTTCGTGAAAGAAGTCACCCCAAAGAAGAAACCCGATTCACTTTCATGCTTCGCAATACATGCTGTGTTTGCAAAAAAGAATCGTATGACCTGGCTCGGGTCGAAGGCGACAACATCAGCTATACTCGTGTTTACCCAATAGAAGGCAGCCTGAATATTCCTCGCCCCAACAACAACACCCCCGAAGAAGCCAAAGCCATATACGAGGAAGCCTCCCGGATATTGGATTACTCCCCAAGAGCCTCTGCTGCCCTGATGAGGTTGGCTCTGCAACAGCTCCTTGATCATCTGAAAGTTGAGGGTCAGAATATTAACAGTCAGATAGGAAACCTGAAAAAACAAAAACTGCCTGATTATGTCATCCAGTATATGGATTCCGTGAGGATTGTGGGCAATGAAGCCGTCCATCCTGGAATAATCAACTTTCAGGAAAACATCGGTTTGGTTCCCAAGCTGTTCGACGCATTCAATTACATAGTTCAGGAGCTGATAGAAAGAGAAAAAAGAGCTAAACTTCTGTTCGCTGAACTGCCGGAAGATAAAAGAAAGGCAGTAGAGAAAAGGGATTCCCGTCCCAGTAACTAACTTTTGCCATTGCTACAGCATCAGGTAATATCCTCCCAGAAAAGCGCTCCTGTTCAGCCCTTGGCCTTCGGGTCAGGGGCTTTTTTACTTGCTTGAACCAATTCAGCGTTCTCCACGCCATCGAAAAGCTCGTCGGAAACCAGCGGAATGTGCCTCTTGTATTGTAGCAGCATAAAATTCTCCAGTCTCTGGTTCGACCTTCGTCCTGTCATACATTTGATCAAAGGGCAAATGGTAAATTCTTTCTCCTTGGGCTTTGTTTATGTTGCACTTAATACAGGGATACATCTTTAGTGGCTCATGCTCCCGGACCATTACTTTCAGAGCTTTGGCAAACCTTCTTGCTTCTTCTGACAATTCAAATGATGTTATAATGACCGGGATAACGTTTTTCAGCTTCTCTTGATATTCAAATACCTTGGCGGCACCGAAAATTTGCGCGACAGAATTTTCACGAACAGGTATTCTTTTGATCTCCGAATATCTCTTGCATTGAACGATATGAGTTATACCGTTCTTTGTAGCTACTAGGTCGATGCCCAAATCTTCCTTCCCCTTCAAGGCGCCGTGGTAGATCACATCGTACCCATTTTTTTCATACTGCCACCCAATATACCGTTCGTATTGGATGCCTACAAGCCACAAATTCTTTTGCACATGTGATTTCCAATACCGATCAAGGGCTAACTGATTTCTATCTATATCCGAAAGATTGGCGTACTCTATATCTGTTAAATACCGTCGTCCCGGGTCGTCTTCTGTCTTATCCTTCTTTGCGCATTCCTCTGCTTCCTTCTTCGCATTCAGTAGTTCCTCCAGACTGCATTCCATATATTCCTCCAGCCATGGAGCAAGAGATTCGTACACCTCCATCCGTGTCTTGAGCAACATGTATGTCCTCCACAGTTCTCTCTTCTCCGCTTTTGCAGCTCGCAATTCGTCCGCTGCTCGCGGAGCTCGATTTGCTACCGCTTTACGCACTGCCTCATCTTGCGCCTCCATGAGCCGTTCTATCCGTTCATCCACTGTTCGGAATTTCATCGTATCTCCTAAAATGAGAGCCTTACTCTCTCTCCATTTACGCTCCATTTCGATGGCGGCGGCTTTCGAGCGTTCCTTTATCGCTTGAACATTTTTATCGTGCCATGCCTTTATTTTTTCAATTTCCCTTTTATAGCCTTCTACTTCTCTATTTCTCCTGTTTTCCAATTCAGTTATTTCTTGGTCTCGGCTCCTTCTTCCTCTGTAATAGGCAAAACCTAAAGCAACAAAAGACGTAATCACAATCCATGTTTCCGGGTGAGCAAATAAATTATCCCCAGAAGTTTTGTGTGGAACTCTGGCTATGAAAACAAAAAAATCATAAAAAATCATTATTGTATTTAATTAAAGATAACATTTCATCAAATAACAGGTTTCACTAACAGCATAGATTATTAAACACAGTGTTATTGCAAGAGAAAATGTGCTAATGAATGCGTAACATATTGCATTTAATGGATTATCATTTTTATACGCAATAGATGCTTTTGAAAATGAATCTAAAACGAATGAAAACACATACCTAATGGCAATATAAATTAGCCCCGAAACTAAGAAGGAAAAACCTACAACAGACAAATGTAGATGTACATCATCAATCCAACATTCTTTAAAAAGACTGTAAGGTAAATATTTTATAACAATAAAAATATATCTTCCAACTAAAAAGAATAGGGTAATAAGGGAAATAGATAATGCCCATGTATTCAGTGATCGCGGTTTAAACTCCCTAGCTACTTGTTCCGGAACAACTATCTTTGTTTGACATGCATGATGATTTTTCAGCATAGAATCCAGATCAGCCTTCTTCCGTGCCCCAAGTGTCCTTACCACCCATGACACTATTGCCAGCACGGCAAATGCGCCGGCAACCACGACCAGCCCCCCCAGTCTGTTACCCTCTGCCTCCAAGATATTGAACACCCCCATCACAACCATCACGCCGAAGAATCGGGCCAGCCATACAAACACACGGTACGGTTTGTCGGCTCGCATGCGCTTGACGGCCAGCCAGACGAACACGGCGCAAATGACCAGGCAGAATAAGACGGCAGAGAGAGAAGGGTTCATGAAGAGAGTATAGACCAGAAGGAGATGGTGAACAAGGCCAGACTAGAATGACGTATCAAGCGTAGTGACTTGTGCAGCAAAACCGAGTAGGACAGTTCTGACGGTATAAAGGAGCAGCTAGAAGTTATACTACGGAAATACTTGTATATCACAATAACTGTGTATATCGTACTGCCACAGGGTGGCAGGGAAAATGTGTGACGCTTGCCGCACTTGCCTTGTCCAACCTATACAAACCAATCATCGCCATGCATTATCAGTCACCTGATTTAGCTCTCGAACTGTATCGAGAAAAATTTCGTCTAATGATAGAGACGAACAGTACTAGTATTATTGGAAATCAAAGCAAGGAACACGCGATTGTTATTTTACAAGAACTTATTAGTCATGCAAAAAAAAGTGTTTATATTACTTGTACACGTTTGTCAAAATCTATCTATGGAAATCCAATATTACTTGGAATTATAGAAAACGCTATAGGTAGAGGTGTTGCTTTTCATGTTTCTATTAAAGATGATGTCGCAGAATGTCAACATTGTGCTAATCTATTTTCTGATAACGGAATAAAAATAAAAAAATCTAACTCAACAATGCACGATTTTTGTGTAATTGATGAGAAAAGATTTAGGATGGAAATAAATCAAAGTACCAAAGAGGCTCGCGTGTGTGCATACTGCCCTCCATTGGCTGGGAAAATGATTAATCTCTTTAATGAATTTTGTAAAGACCGAAGCCAAAATCAATGCTGCCAACAGCATGGACTATAATCAGGTATTCAGTGTGTGGAGTCAAATCAATAATTATACGCTTATTCCAAATAAGCAGCCTAATTATGATGCATTTCTTGGGATTGTATGTTGTTTTCTTGTTGTGACATCTGTTTTTGATTATGCAAGAAAGCGAATTATTGAAAACTTAGATTGGCGTATTTCTTTAATTATTAAAGAATTATCTGGAGATTCAAATACAAATCAAACAGAAATGGTTGAGTATCTGTCTGGAAAATCTAAAGATAGGAGGCAAGTAATAGATCGTGAGTTGAATACTGCTTTCCATTCATATATGATTAATTCTGGATGGGTATATCTTGCATGTACTATTATTATTTTCACAGGCTGTGCTCAAGAAATTGGTTATCTTAATATATTATCTGTCTATCCTGTTGCCATTGTTGGATGGCGTCTTATAAAAATTCATCGAAAAGAGAGAAAAGACATGCAGCAAAATAAGCAAGAGTGGGAGGGGCATGAAAAATGTGAAGATTTTAAAAAATCAAGAACGAAAGATAGTATTGAAGTAGAGCTTAATAAAGTTAAAGACGGTTGATCCTATTTAATTTAATTTGTTGTTCCCCTCTCCTCGGTACTTCCGAGGAGAGGAGGCATCGTCAATCCACCACATCCGCCACCGTCTTCACCGGATTCATCAACGCAGCCCCCAGCGTCATATACTGCCCGGCAGTCTGAATCGTCTTATTCGCCATGCCGCTGGCAATCCCGCCTGCCGTGCCGAACACCCGTCCCAGCCGGATCACCTGCTTCATGTAATCCCCGGCTTCATGTCCGCCATCCTGCATCATCTCACCCAGCTTCCAGGCGGCATTCCAGCCTGAGCGGAAATCAATCAGGGCGCGTCCTGCGGAACCCGTATACACCTTGGCCCCCAGCAACTCGGAAAACATCCACTCCACGGCTTCACTCACCAGCGGCATTCCGGCAAATGGTCCGGTTAGCGCAGCAAAAAGATACCCCATCCAATCCCGCTTCTCCCACTCATCCTCATCGTCCTTTATGAAATCCAGTATGGCGCCGATGATGGCATTAAACGCCCCGTAGGCCAGCCACACCTTCCCCGCCTTGGACAGGGAAGCCCACCGCTGCCTGGGCGTCGCCCCCGGGGCAAACCCGGACCGGGCCAGTCCGTAAATTGCGGCCGTCTTATTAAAATTCTCGCTCATCATGTAAAAAATGGCGCGTCCAAACGTACCGCGGTGCAATCCGCCAAAAGACTTGTCAATCCAGCTCTGCGGCTGGGCGTAATGCAGCGCATTCCTCACCGCCTGCCAGGCCTCGTCCTTAGCCCTCCCTTCCTCCACGCCTGCCTTCACGGCCTGCCGGAACTTGATATTCCACAGGGCCGCGGACCCAACGGCATTAAAAAACACATCCGTGTACTCAATCCCGTTCATCCCCCACGCCAGCGCGGCCTCCGCCAGCGTGTAGGAGGAATCATCCCTCAGGCGGGACAATGTCTCCACGTCAACCCGGTCATTCAGCCGCGCCTGGAACTCGGCGCTCTTCATCATCTTAATCACCCCCATCTCCGCCGTTCCGTTACGCATCTTCGCCATCGTCCCCAGGTAATCCCAGAAACCGATGCTCGGATCTCCAATCCACGCATTCAGCACGGCGGACCCCTGCTTCATCAGCGTCTCAAACCGGAATGCCAGAATCGCCTTCGCCTGCCCGGAATACACGGCATTAAGAAGCTTATCCAGGGAACCCACCGCCTGTCCCTGAACCACGCCGGCCCGCTCCAGCAAATCCACCCAGCGGCGCAGCCTCACAAAATCATCCTTCCCCAAATTCGCCACCAGGCTCTCAGCCACCTCCCGGCGTCGCAACAGCCCCCGGAAATCCGCCGTAATATCCTGCGTGTAATACCAGTGGTCCGTCATATCCGTCGCCTCCCAGAACACGGAAAGCGCCCCCACGCTCGTATCCAGCCTCCGGTGGTGCTTCGTTCTCACCTTCTGCCATCCCTGGTTGCCTCCCTTCGTGCCCGGCACGCCGGAAATCATATCCGCCGCATCCGCGTCGCTCATCGCATCCAGCGCCCAGAAACGGGCAGGGAAATAATTCTCCACGCGGGGGAAGGGAACGCCCGTCACCTGCTCGTACAGCTTCCCGATCTTATCCCCCTGGGCCTTCAGCAGCTCCCGCAGCCCGTAGCCGATCGCCATGCCTTCTTCCCCCACGTACTCGCGCAAAGCGGAAATAACCTCCGGCGTATACCCCTGCTGCTTCATCATCTCCCGGTAATCCTCCTGCTCGGACTGCAGCACCAGGTACAGGGCATTATCCCGGCTCAACACCAGCGGGGAACCCTCCTCCCCCTTAAAAGACGCCTTCGCCGTCACATACTTCCGGTAGACCGGCCTCCTGCCCTCAGCCCTCGCCCGGGCCGCGGCCTCCTCATGCTCCCGCAAGCGGGCCAACAGAAGGTCCAGCGTCTCTTCGGAAAAATACTCCATCCCCTCCTCCCATCGCTTCCGGATAAACTCCTTCCTCTGCCGGGCATCCATCTCCCGCACCTCCCGGGCCTGCTCCAAGGTCAGCCGCGCCGTCTGCGTAATCCACCCATTCAGCCGGACTTTTGTATCGTGGCTCGTCTTAAACCACGTCACCCATCCAGCCATATTGCCAACCTTCCTGGCCTTCATCACCTTCTCCGTAAGATGTTTCTCATAAAGATCCTGCACGGCGGCGGCACGCAGCCCGCGGGCATCCCGCATCTGCTGGAACGCATTCGTCAGCCGGCTGCGCATATCGGTCGTGAACTCCTGCAGGGCGGGCATCGTTCCCATGCGCGTCAGCAGCTGGTCCATATTCTCCATGAAATCGCCGAAATTCTTGAAACTCACCTTCCCGTGGAACTTCTCATTGGCGGCGCGCAGCGTATTCTCATCGGCCTTCTTCCCGGTCTGGTTGAACCTCTCCACAATCCTCCTTCCAATCGCATTCAGCCGTTCGGCGGCGGCCTCCTGCACGGCGGCCCATCCCTCCTTCTCCGTATTGATGTAAATCTCCAGCGCCTTCGCGGCGGCCTGCGCCTCGTCCACGCTCATCCCCTCCAGATTCCCGTACAGGGCCAGCCGGGTCAGCTCCTCACGCAGCTCCTCCATCCTGGACACGGCCTCGCCGTCCATCTGGTCGGGGTTCTCCTTCTCCAGCTTATCCAGCTCGGCGGCAGCCTCATTCATCGCCGCCTCCTTCTCCATGGCCGTCATCCGGAGCAGGGGCACCACCTGATCCGTTAAATAGGCGTAAGCCTCCATGGAAACCTTCCCCTTCTGCTGCTTCCCGTTCTTCTTGCGGATAGTGAGAACCTGGTCCAGCATCCGTGCCATGCCGGCGGAAACTCCATCCTTGGCCAGCGCTTCCAGTTTCCCGGCGGCCTTCTCCATCACCTCGGCTATCAGCTCGTGTAAACGTTTCTCCGCCCAGGCCTTGCGTACCTTCTCCATCTCATCCTCAAACACCTCTTTGGCGAACTTCTGCGTTGGCTTCTTACCCTTCTCCCAGGCTGTGCCGGCAGCCGTGACCCTGGCTGTAATCTCTGCTTCCTCCATCCCCTCCCGGGTCGCCTCCGCCATCTCCCGCTTAATCTCCCGGCGGGCAAACGCATTCACCATTCTTGTCTCATCAATCTTCCCCTTGGCCGCCAGCTCCGCCAGAATCTGCAACCGGTCGATGTAGGGCTTCACGGCCACGCGGTACCCGGCGGGCAGGTGCATCAGGGCACTCTTCACCAGGGCAACATTGCGGCCCACATTCACCAGGAACGCCGCTTCATCCGTTTTCCCGTCGTAGCGTCCCCAGGTGGCGGCATCCGCTCGCAGGTCGGCGGCGATCCGGTGGACTACCTCAAGATTCTGTGTTCCACGGCTCACACGGCGTGGGAAACCTTCGGACAAGGAAAACGTCACCGTCGGATCCTCATAATCCGCCCACGCTCCCCCGGTGGACTCGTCCGCAAACGCCGTAATCTTAATATCGTTGCCGTCAAAAATCACGTAATTATACGTCTGCTTCTCCTCCGCCTTCCAGCGGGAAAAACCGTCTGCGTACCTGATGCCCTTCACTCCATGCCTTAACAGAAACTCGCTCGCCTCTCTGGGGCTTCCCAAAGCATCCTCCAACGAGCGGTAAATCTTGCCCCCCATCCAATACCCATTTTCCGGATCCTTGTCGTTGAACAAAGAATACGCTTCTTCCTTGCCCTCATCCAGAAGCCAATCCCCTATTCTGGATGTTGTAGATGAGCCGTACCCTTTATCCCAAAACAGCAGCTCCCCTCCTTCCATGAAGTCCAAATAATCCTCTACATTCAGCTCCACGCGGTAATTGGAAGGCATGCCCGTCCTCACCTCTATCTCGTCCAGATGGTCAAGCAGAGAAAGCATGAAGCCTTCCAGTTGTTCCAGCTTCTCCCGCTCCTGGGGGTACGTCTCCGCGTATTTCCTGTTAGTATCAATTTCATCATGCAACTCCATGACGATGTCTAAAACAGTCATGCTTCCTCTGGCGGCATCAACCAAATCGCCAAGAACAGACCAGGCGATATCTGACGCGTCCTCCTTCGCCTCCGGCAGGGCATCCTTCGGCAAAAAACTGCCTACCAGGGATCGTTGCATCACTTCTATAACGCCAGTCTCCACCTCCCGGAACTTCCATGTCGCCTTATCCTGCGCGAACTGGTTCATATAACTCCGGTTCACCTTCGGATTCTCCGCAAAATACAGCCCCCAGCCATACGCCTGCGCTCCTTCTCCTTTACCCATGAAATCCGTAGAAAATTTGCGGAAAGAATGAGGGGAGGCATGCAGGGCAGTAATGGAGAACGTCACGCCCGGTTCCGTAATCACCGCGTTGCCCGCCTCAAAATGGCCGTCATGGAACAAACCCTGTTCCTGTGCCGAGGCAATGGAAAAAGCAACAATCGCCTCACCTGGGAACTCCAGCGTATCATTAAACGGCACAGCTTCCCGTTCCCGTGCCGTCATATCCCGGCGCTTCTCCACATTCCTTGCCTCTATTTCCCCGGCCAGACGCTGGTAAAGGTCAAACGGCTCCAAATCCTTCAATTGCCGCACAACAGCTTCTTTCCCCCTGTAGAGCTTTTCCAGCTCCTTCCAGATCCTCTTTTCCTCCCCGGGAAACCTCATCTTGCGGGAAACCGTTGCCTTCACCATCTCAATCTGTCGGTCTATCTGCTCTATGGTGACAGCATCCACATTCACCCCGCCGCGGAGCAACATCCCGGCGTAACAAATCGGCAATTCGCAACCTTCGGCATCTTTCCCCATCGTTAATTTGCCGTACTCCGCATCCTGTGCGACAAGCTTATTATACTCCTTCAAAAGCAACTCAATAGCCTGCCTGGCCATCACATCTACATCCATCACCTCATGCACGGCAAACCGCTCGGACATCTTCTTAATAGCCTTCGGATTCCTTATCAACCTGCGTATCCGGCCTAAAGCGTCCAAAGCCGCATCACGGGCTAAAAGCCAACTCCTGCGCCTCGTCTTCGCAATAATATCCCCTGTGATCCTGTTGCGTTGATAGGTAAGAACCCTCTCCGCAAAGCCAGAATCCCCCCCCTCGGCAAAACCCTCATATTCCTGAATCGCATGTTGAATCTCATGAAGCAACGTGGAACGCTGATTCCAAAGCGGCCCCAGGCTGGACAAATTGATGGCAATGGAGTCATCCTGGGGATCATACCATCCTGCCTCCTGCCGGTTGCGGTCCTTAAACACATAAACAGACATCTTCTTCAAGCGGGGATAGGCATCATACAACTCGGAATAATCCAAATAATCTGACAAAACGCCTTCCTTCCTTGGATTCTTCAAATAGCGTATATCCTCCGCCAAAAGATCCAGTCTGGAAAGATAAGGCATTCCAGGCGCAGTCTTCAGCTGTGCCTGGCTTGCGTCAATCTCCGCCCGCAACTTGCCGTCATCCCTTCCGGCGAAAGCCTTATCGGCATACTTTCCCCAAGTGGCCGCATTCGGGCCTATCACGGAAAACGTAATATCCGGATTCTTCGGATCAAACGTCCCCCGGTTATCCGTGGCGGACTTGATCTGATTCGGCTCAAAGGCAATGTACTCCGTCCATTTACCCAGTACAGCAATGAGTCCATCATGTCCTCTTTCTTGAGCGCTACCGGCTATCTGGGCCGCTCCTCTCGCATACGGCCGGAATATTCCAAACCTGTCATCTTCATGAAAATTCCCATCCCAAATATTTAAATAATCGCCTATCTCTTCAGCAGACTTGTAATCATTAAAAATAAAAGGATTCCTGAAATTCAGAAACAGAGCCAGCTTCTTGTTCCCGTACGGAGTATTCTCCATATTGGTAAAATAAAATCCTCTACCCCATAAACCATAATCAGTAGCAGATCCAATCATGGCCTTGTCAAACACCGTGAAATCACCGTATGTCCCATGATACACCACCCTCGGCTCCCCGTTCTCGTCCACCACCTTGGAAGCATTCTGCGGATCCTTCTCCCAATCGCCAAACCAATTCTTAAACGCCTCCGTGCGCACGGAAAGCCACTGGTCTTCCGTCAGATTCGTTTCCTTCCCATTCGGGGCCTTCATGAACGTCCCGTCAGCGACCGCCTTCTTCCTGATGGACGCCTTTTCCTTCTCGACAAAAGAGCGGTAAGAAGATAGATTGCGAGTAGAAACCCCGGAGGCCGAGTAAGCGTCCCCCTGAATATCAGGATTGGGATAGGCGACTGAGACGCCTTTGGGGTTTTCTATTGTCAGCTCAAGAGTGTAAAGGAGTTTTTGATCTTCATTTTTAAGTGCAAGAGCCGTGACGTTTACGTCAAAACTCCCTATCCCCTCAATCTCCACTGTATTGAAGAAATGGTAAGCTCCGGCACGGGAGGGATCATCCTTGTACTCCTCTTCAAAACGACCATCTTCCGCATTCTCAAACAGTTCATGAATGCGGGTTGCCGCCGTGTAATGAATCTTGCGAGCCTCCTCCGCAGAAAACCCCACGGCTTTCAGATTGGCGACAGACATCTGGGCTTGTTGCGCCTTACCCACCGTCTTTCCAGACACGCGTGCCTCAATCACAGCCTCAATCCCCGTATTTTTATTAACGAACACCTTGCCCTGCAACGGCTTCAACCTCGCCCGCATCTCGGCGGCGGTAGTGATCACCTCCCCGGAAGGAATGGACACCAGGGAAAAACTGACGGAGGAATCCTCTGCCAGGGACATGGAAACCCCGCTGCCGCCGACCTCTTCAACAATACGCTGAACATCGGCTTCCCCCTGTCGCGCCCCCTCCTGCATCCAGTAGGACTCCAAACTATTGGAAAGCGCATGAACCATCTGAGCGAAATCCGCGTCAATCGGGACGCTCTCCCCGGCCAGCCGTCGGCGCTCCATCTCGTGCAGACCTGTACCCAAATCCAGCAGAGCCTTGGCGGAAGAAACCCACTGGCGCATCATCTGCAGAAAATCCTTCATCCACTGGGGCAGGCGCATATCCGCGGCCCGGGCCAATACGTCGCCCTTGGCCAGCATGCTCATCCCCTCAATCACATCCTTCACGGAAACCTCCCCATCCTTGCGGATCAAATCCTTCCTCTTGCTTAAATACCCCTCCTTGCGCAATGCGTCCTGAAGGGCCCGCAGATTATTCGCGTACCAATCCAGGCTATGCTTCGTATTCTCCATATCCTCCGTCAGGTGGGTCTCCAGCACCTCCTCCAGCAATTCAGGAACCGTCACCTCCCCCTTGTGGAAGCGGATCAGCGTCTGCCCATTCCTCATCGCCACCCGGTACGCGTTGCTGTGTACACGCCGCGAGGCGGAAACCTCCCCGCGCGCCACACCCAATTTCACGCGCTCCTCAAAAGAAGAACCCATCCCGGCAGCCTGCCCGTACGTCATCCGCGTTCCCAGGTCCTGGGCCTCGGCATTCACATCCGCCCCTTCGGCAATGCGCAGCCGGGCGGCCTCGGCCAGCTTCCGGGCCGTCTCCACCGTCTCGGCCCTCCCCATATCCTCAAACACATACTTCCCGGACTGAGACAGCTGGTCGATCGTCCTGTCCACGGCAAACGCCTGCTGGGCCTCCAGCATCCTCAGGCGAATCCCGTCGTGCAGCAGGGCCTGCATCCGCGCCGTGGCGTCCTGTTCGCTCAGCTCCAGAACATCGTAAGACTCCTGTCCCTCCGCATCCCTGACTGTCGTGGTAAACCTCCAACTCCCATCCCCCAAATCCTCCACGCGGGGCAGATTAAGAAGCTCCACCTCCGCCTGATAAGCCTCCTGACGGGCCAGCCATGAAAAATCCTCCTTCATGGCGGAAAACCCCTGTCGCACACTCTCCAGCTGGGCCGCCCGGTCGGACATGCTCAACGCGGCCTGGAAAATCTCCCGGCTCTTCTCCACGGGATCCACAATACTGGCAATCCTCTCCGCCTCGGCGCGGTCTATCCCCAGCCCCTCGATCTGCGGGGCGCCCACCCGTGAAACCCGCGCCTCCCGCGCAAACGCCGGAATCTGGGCTCCTCCGACCACAGCGCCGAACATCAGCATCTGGAAACCAAGATCAGGATCCGCCGCGCCTCTCAGCAGCTCCTTCCAATCCTCAACCGTCATCCCGTTTCCACTCCCAAACAATCGGGCAAGCCCGGCATCCAGAGGAGCCTGGAGCGTCGGTTGAATAAACTCCTCCATCCACTCGGAACCACCCGCGGCCAGAGACGCAACGCCGTAGCGCAGCGCGGCATTACCGTACAACCCGCGCTTCATCATATCCGTAGCGCTCCCCATATACCCGGCAAATTTGCCGGCAAACGGCATCTTTCTGCCAAGAAACCGCAACGTCTTAAACAAGCTCTCGCCGCCCAGCCTCTCCACCAGAACCTCCGTGCCCCCGGCTATTCCGCCCCGTATGAGGGATTCCAGCGGGGAAACGCCTTGGGCGCGCAGCTCCTCCATCCTGTCGTTGGCGACGGACGCAAACGTTCCCATGCCGCGCGTAGCCAGGAAAAAGGAAGTCTGGGCAGCCATTCTTCCCAGCCCGTCAAACTGGCGGCGAATCCACCAGGCCCCATCCGGGGACTCGGCAATCTCCGCCTTCATCGCCCGGATTTGGGAAATCATCTCATTCTGATCCGGGGTCAAAACGCGGTACGCCTGCTTCCCCTCGCTATCGCGCACCACGGGCGCAAAACTCTCTCCTGTCGGCTGCCACTCAACCGTATCCCCCTCACGCACATCTCCCAAAAGCAACTGCTCAAACAATGAAGAAGAACTCTCCATCATCATCCTCATCGTTCGGTTAAAAGGAGAAACAAACAACGTGGAATCATTCCTCAACCGTTCAGCATCCGCCTTATACAAACCAATCACGGCCTCGGCTGCCATGGGATCTTCTGTTTTTAAATCCAGTAAAGCCCTGGCAAAATCAAACACATTGGCATCCGTCACATTCGGCTCTATCTCTTTGCGCGCCTCCTGGCGGAAATCATCCATCGTCCTGGAAAACGGATTGGGCAGGCCACCCCAACTCAGGGAAGCGTCATTTCTGGAAACGTAACGTTCCCTCTCTTTGACATACGCGTCCGCAAGCTCTTTGGCCCGTCGCTCTACGGCCGCCTCCGGATGCAAATCAAAACCGCGCCCCCTCAGCCAATCAGCCGCATGCTGGACGGCCTGTCCCCAGGGAGTTCCATACCCGCAATGCAACATCGCAAAATTTTCCTCCTCCGGAGTCAATTCTCCCGCCTTCCCCAGAGCCTCCAGAAAACCTTCCCCATTCATCATGGCGCGGATAACAGGAACAGCCTTGGCCGCAAAACTCCTTCCCGCCTCCGCCTCCTTCTCCTGCGCCTTGAAAAATGGTTGTCTGCCCGCGTTCCACCTGTCCCATACATCCCGGCTCCCGCGGATCCCCTCCGGGGCATCCACGGAAGACAAATACCGGATCATGGAATCCCCGTCCCTGTCTCCCGGCCTGGAATAAAACTCTTCCAGAACCTTCTCGCCGCGTACCCGGCTCTTATGTTCGTCCGGCACGGCCTCAAAAGCCCTGACCCACTCCTCGCCGTAAGCCTCCGCCGCCTTCTTCCTGGCCTCGGGGTGGGCCTTCCAATCCATCCCCAGCGCGTCCAGCCGTTCCACCTTCTGCTGATACTCCCTCCTCTCCCTCTCCCCCAGCGGACTACCGTAATTCTCCAGAGCCTGCCTCCGCTCCCACTTATCCAGCTCATTGGATAAGGCAACCCTCGCCGGGCCATCCTCCAGCGTATCGTAAACCGCCAAAGCCTCCTTAAAATCCAGACCGCTCCCAACAGGAGGCGGAGGCTCCACCATATCCATGGTCTTAAAACTCTGATGGGAAATCTCGCCGTAAGGCTCAAGCCCCGTGACGCGCCCGACATCCTCCAGCTGCAGCCGGGGAGAAAACGCTTCCTCCCGCAGCCCCTCGGCAGGAACGCCTGCCAAACTGTTTTCGGAAAAAGAAAATTCATTCATAACGTGTTAAAAATAAAAAATTAAAGAGAACTGCGATACTTGCGTACGCCCTTCACCCAATGCTGATTGAGATTCCGGGGGTCATTATCCGCTCCAATGGGCGCATAAACGGCTCCGATTTGCTCAATAGTGGTTAACCCTTTATCAAAATAATTCCTCTTGAGATTCCTCATGCCGTAATCAATCCCCTCTTCCACAGAACCAAATGAACGGGGCCCGCCGCCATTCGGACTGATGCCCATGGAATTATTCTTATTCCGGAAAGCGGAGCTCGTCCCCTTGCCGGTTTCGAGCATAGCAATAGCCATGCCAATCTTCACCTGATCCGGCGTCATGCCATACTTCCTCCCGGCGTCAATAAACGCCTGCCCGTAAGGAGCCAGCCCACCCAAAGCGGACTTATTCAACTTCACGCTCTTCCCGGCGGGAAGAGCCGCCTCCTGCTCCTTCATCAGCTGGTCTGGATCCCCCTTGATAATCCTCATATCCACTGCAAAAGACCTGCCGGCATCATAAAAGCCCTCTCTGGCGACGGCATAAGTCATCACAGGAGCATCCCCTTCGCATGTGCCCACAACGCGGAAACGGCGGAAATGCTCATTATCAAACGTCGCTTCCACCACGGCGTTCTTCTGGTCACCCCCCTCCATCATGGACTTGGGCAGCAAAACGCCGGCGGGCAAATCCTTCCGGGAGGAATCGAACCCCAGGCGCACGCGATGCATGGGCGCCTCCCTCTCCGTGGAATCCACCCAAAACTTCCGGACATTCTTTGCCGCCCACTGGGCAAACTTCGTACGCTGTGCATCTCTGGCGCTTTCAATACGGGAATCCATCAGATCCACCCCTTTATCCACAAAAGAAACATCCCTGTTCCCGGTAATCTCCCGGACAGTAGTGATCAGCTTCGCCTGCTGCTCCGCCTGGGAAGCATCCTTGCCTTCGGTCGTCCGCCAGGAATGGAACCGCTCGGAAACTTGGGCGCGCAATCCGGCGGCATGATTCGCCCGCGCGTACGCCATATACTTATCCCTGGCTTTTTCGGGTGTCTCCGTTCCCGTCAACCCCAGCTGCCCCATAAACTCGTCGCGGAACTTCCCGCCGGATTCCCATCCATCCTCATTGCTGTAAGGCTGATTCTCCGCGTTGAACGCTCCCTGATTCAGCAACGCTCCCCGCTTCTCCAGAAAATCCAGGCGCCCTTTAACATCAATCGTGGGCGTCTTCAACTCCTTGCGCATCCTGTCCGCATCCCCCCACTGGCGGGACAGCCACTCCTTATCCAGCCCAAACCGGGAATACTTCTGGATAAAGGCATCCCGAGCCACCTCGCTCTGCTCCTCGGACAAAGAAGGATTAAACGCCCTTGCCTCCTCGGCGGCCGCGGCGGCAATCTGCGGGCGCGCCTCGTCCGCTCTCCCCGCTTGAAAAGCGCGGATCCATCCGCACTCTCTGGCCGTGTAAAACCCGGTCCACTCCGGGCCGTCATCCTTCGTTCCGGACGTACCTTTGCCCTTCTTGCGCGTCAAAACAAAGGAACTGAAAAAACTGTCCGCGGCGGCTGGCCTTGCCTTCCTGGCCAAATTCCGGCGCATCTCGTCACGTTCATACGGAGCAAACAAACTCTGACAATAATCGCTATCCAGAAAATCATAAGCGCCTCCCGGGTTAGTCGCGGCCAGGTTCTCAAAATGATGGAGGGCTCCAGACTTATCAACACGGGAAATGCCATTCCTCATCGCGGTTTCTGTAATAATGCCGGCTTGATGGGCTTGGGCATACCGTCCCTTGGCGGTTATATAATCTCCTCGGTCCAAATCCCCCTTCAACCCTTCCTCAAAAGCCTGTCTGGACTCCTGAATCTGCCCCTTAAGCATCAACTCGGAAGCCCTCCCCTGGAGTCGGCGCATCACATCCTGCTGTCTGGCTCCGAACCTGGCGGCCTCCTCCTGGGAAACAAAACTCCCCTTCAACTCGCGGAACTTCCCTTCGTAATTCCGTACAAACGTATTCAGGGCGCTCTCTTTCAGCCTCCCGTCACGATCGTAAAAAGACAGCTCATGACCGCGGGCAAACCCCAATCTCCGGGTCATCTCCTGCTCAAACTCGCTGGCCAAATCATTCATCCGGCCTTCCAGCCGCGTCTGCTCGCCGAAATCCTTCATGCGCTGGTACTGGTGGGCAACATCAGACACAAACTCCTGGGCATTCTGCAGCGCCCTCTGAACGGGCTTGGAAGAAACATCCGGCATCTGGACCGGGGCAGGGGTGGAGGAAGCCGCATTCATCCGGGCTCCTCCGTACATGGGTTGCTGTAAATCACTCATCTTCTTTCATCTTGAAACGGTTAAAACTTAAAAACCTGGTGATGGAAATCTCCTTCCAGTCCTCGCGCCCGCGGATGCAGCGCTGCCACCTTGCCCGGTCAAAACGCCCCTGCACCAGACAAGCCAGCTCCCTGACGGCCTCCATGCGGCCGTGGGCAAAAAGAACAATCAATGTCCTGGGAGACTCCGGATCCGGCACCCCCGCAAAAAACAACGAAGGGCAGCACCACACGATCCCTCCTCCCGCGTCCGCCAGGGAAACGGTCTCCCGGAACCAGCCTGGGCGCTGGGCTTCCATCAGAAAAAAAGCCTGCTGCATGGGAGAAACGCTCATCTCTTTCCAAAACCCATGAAATTAGCCAGCAGGGAATCCCTCAACCTGTTGGAAGACTGCATGCTCCCCGGCACCATCCCCCCCAGGGAACCGGAAAGGGAATAAGCATTCATCATCCCGGAAAAAGCCCCCTGGGTTCCTCCCACCTTAGCTCCCCACTCATCCCCGCTCTCGGTAACACCCCCCAGCAACCCGCCACCGGACATTCCTGCCGCCCCCATGACACCCCCCGCCACCGTCAGGGCCGTCTGGATCATGGCAGAACCAAGGGCATTCTGTGAAAGCATCTTATACTGGTCCGCCTCGCTGCGTGCCGCCATCATGGCCAGATCCCCCTGGTATCGGGCGGACTCCGCGGCAAACCGCTTATTGGCATCGGAAACAGCGTTGGAAAGGGCCGCGTCCCCAATGGCGCTCTCCCACACATCCGCCACCGCCACCTCCGCCTGGCTGCCGGAACCCTCGGAAGTAAAACCGGATCCGCCGCGCTGTGCCCGTACAGACCCCATGGCGGCATTCTGATTCTGGCGCATCCGCTTCATATTGCGGGCGGCCAGGTGGGAATCGGAAACCGCCTCCGCCTCCAGGGCGCGGGCCTTCTTCTCATAAGCCGCCTGCGTGGCGCGCCCGTTGCTCAAAGCCGCCTGCCCCTGATACTTATACTGCTGGGAAACCCCGAAATCGGAACTCATAACATCAGAAAATGGAACTGCTTAAAATCTCTGTTAAAGGATCCTGGTCGTTGGAAGAATGCTGGCAGGTGTCCCAATAAAGGGCCTTGCTTAAAAACGCCTCCCCCTGTGCCTCCAAAGTGGCCGCAAGCTGGGGAGAAGAAGCCAGCTTCAAAGCGCACCTGCCCGCCAGAAGAAACACAACGCCCTTGATAAAAAACGGACTGTGATCCGGCAGCACTTCGGAACGGGCCACCTCGTCGGAAAGATAATCCACCACCAGCTTATCGGTCCCGGCGGCGCGTTTTCCGTAACGCTCAACCACCAAATCACGCCCCTCAATGCGGAACAAATCCGCCCCCACATACAGCACGCGCAGGCAATCATCCGGAATCGGATGCCTCATAACGGAGCGATCCATCTCAACACGTTTGGTTGCCCAGGTCCATGCCCCGAACAACAGCGCTTCCCGCAACACGGTAGGCCACCACAAATCAACGGTGCGACCGGCTGGGGAACCCTTCACATACTCCCGGTCCCCAAACTGGGCCAAAGCCTGGTTAAAAACGGTCACCTTATCCATTTGAGGCATCATGCCACATCCCCAGGCCTGATGAATACAACCGTAACTTGAACAAATAAAAAAAAGAAAGGGTGCCCCGCACAGCAGGACACCCCTCCGAACCAATAGTCAACGCAAAAAAAACTAACCGGAAATCCCCACCAGCTTATTATAATAATCGGTAGCCTCCCGCCACTGTGGATGCGAAGGATCGGCGATCGCCTTATAATAACGGTGATTGGGGTCGGACAAAATAGCTTGAGCCTCGTCGGCAGGATCCGTCTTCGCCGGAATCTGGCCGCCGCCCTTCAAGCCTCCCTCGCCTGTCAGCCGGGAAATGGCGTGCAGAACGCGGAACCCGTCCGGACTCGCAAACACAGCCATCTTCTCCATAGAAACGCCGGACTCCACGGAAAGCTTCCGGGCAAACGCCTTGGCGGCAGAAACATTCGTCTCATACTCCGCTCCCCATTCGTCCTTCAACGCCTCGTCAGCCTCCTTAAAAGCAGCCTCCTCGTCCGCGCGGATGCTGGCGGCCACCTCGGAAAGAAACTTCCCGGCGGCATCGGCCGGCAGCCCTGCCGCCCTGGCATGACCCTTCAACATATCTCGCAGGGCATCATTCTCCACAAACCCCTCTCCAAAATCAATCTCATACTCGGTCTCCTCCTGCGGAGAAAGCGGGGGAGGACTGCCGGGATCCGGATCGGGCTGTTCCGCACCCCCTGAAAAATCGTAGGGATTGGACGGGACTGGAGGATTCGCGGGAGGCGGACTGTCCACGGGACTTGCCGGGGGCGGCGCTCCGCCGCCGGGGCCTTCACCTTCGCTGCCGGGAATGGCCTCTTCCCTCAGGAACCTATTGTGGAATAATCTATTGTATATCATAAATCAGGGTTATATTGTTCGATCTCGTATTTCACCCACAGGAGCATTTCCCGCTGGGCGTCTCGGCGCATCGCGTCAAGGGGGTCGTAGGAACCAGCCTTCCCTTGAAAGCAGGGCAAATTCGTCTGGAACTCCTTCTCTAAAATATCCAGCACCTCCGGAGTAAAAGCCTCCTTCAGCGCGGCTCGCCTCCGGTTGAGCCTCTTGAGAAACTCAACCTGTTCCGGTGTCGGCTTATCTTCAAACATATTCATCATGAATCCGTATTAAACTGTGCGGACGCCGCGGCACTATCCCTGCCGGCCCTGGCCAATTGTTCCGCAAGGGCGGCCTGACGCATCTGATCCTCCTGCGCCTTCTCCTCCTCAACCATCTTGCTATTCTCGGACGCGGACACAATGCACTTGGACGGGGCGCCGGAACTGTCCCACATAAACCGCAACACCTCCCATGCCTTCATGCGCTTGGCAATGCGGGTATCGCCCGAAACCTTGATATACTTCGCCAACCCATTCAACACCCCCTCAAGGCCGTACCTCTGCAAACGGTCAAATGCCTGGGCAATCTTGCCCAGATAGCGGGTGCGGGGAGTCCGCAACTCAAACTTCTCCCCATCGGCGGAACGGACAAAAAACTCATCGGGCGCGTCGCCCGGAAGCACGGCCCCCTGCGTATTGCGGAACATCAGGCAGACAATGCGATTCATCATCGTCTGAAAATCCTGCGAAAACTGAATGAAAGAAGAAAAAAAGCAAATAATGCGTTCCGACTCGCGGGCATTCACCTCCGTAGCCGTCATCTCGCGGTCCACGCTTGAAACCACCTGGAGAATATCATTGAAAAACGCCTCCCTGATCAACTTCTCCTTCTTATCTTGCCGCTCCAGCATAAACCTCACATCCCCCACGTTCGCCCATTCCCTCGGTAACTGTGAACCAATAAGCTCATCCGGAACAACCGTCTTGCCTCCGGCCCTCAAATCAACCTCCTTTGCCATCTTAGCCGACACGATAACGCTGGGAATGGCCGCCCGGCTGCCGGCCACATCCATCACCCGATCCATCAGCAGGGTAGCCTTGATCTCCGGCAGCACAGCCTTCCCCGGAGCCTCTCCGTAAGAAGAAACGCCGCCCTTCAAAAAGCGCGTCACCAGAAAAGGAAACTCGTAAAAGCCGCCGTGGAAAACAATCTTCTCCGCCTCCCTGGCAATATACACGTCCAACCACTTGCGGCGGCCAGGCCTTACCATGTCGGAACCGAACTGCGCCCGGCTGTTGGGCAGTACAAGATGAACAAACTCGAACATCTCGGTGTACCGCCTCTCCGCATTCTTATACGCCTCCTGAATCTTGACAGGCAGATTACCCAGCTTAAACATCTCCACGGCCTGCTGGGCAGTAAACTTCAACGTCCGCACCAGCGTATTCACCTCCCCGTGGGCTCCCTCGGCAATCGCATAAGTCCCGGTAGGGACGTGTTTGAACACCAGTGACCCGTCACGGGAAACATCTGCAAACATGCAGCCTGTACCCGTCAGGCAACGGTCCAGGTAAACCTCGTGGGCCGCCGCATAGAAATTGGAATCCGCCAGCGCGCGGTAGACGGCCTCCGTCGCTTTGCTGTACCAATCATCCTCATCGGTGTAATCATCCCTTTCCTCCTGCGGTCGCAGGGAAAACCACTTCTGATCCATGGGAGTAATAAAAAGAAGATGAGCGGACGCCAAATTCAAAAGGGACTTATGCGCCACCGGAGAAAAACTGGACGCAGCCGTCATCTCATTAGCCTGTTCCTGCTGGCGGGCCTTCCCCTCCATCCTCGGCATGATGCGCCGGCGCAATTCATCCCAATCCCCGGAATTCTTATTCATCTCCGTGAACAGGGCGTCTGCCGTCCTCAATAAATCTTTAACATTTTCCATGAATCTCCTGTGTAAAAATCAACCCAGCGTCTTCCTTAGACCAGCCAGGGAAGAAAGAGGATTACTCCGGTTCGTCGTATTACTAAGCTTCAAGCGGCGGCGGGCAGACGAATTCACCGCATCCTCCGCTTGGGAAACATCCTTGGTTTCCGTAGTAATAACCTTCTGCTCCGGGGCATTCGCCATGGCATCAGCCATAGCGTTGGCGGCGCTTGCCTGCTTCTTGGCCGCCTTATTGGCTCCATATCCCCCGAACGTGGCGATATTTGCCAGGGCCCCTCCGACAGCTTTTAATGGATTTGAACTCATAACAACTAATGGTAAACAACTAAACAAGCTCCTGCGCCACGCTGAACGCATCGTCGCAGCGGTTCAGCCATCCTTTGCCGAACACGGGAAACTGCCTGCACGAGCGGTAAAACGCCTGACGCCTCTCATGCAGGGCGACAAGAAACGCCGCTTCACCCGTAGCGGCCAGCTGATCCTGCAACTCCTGCCGGGTCCTGGGGCCGACAACCCCATCCACCACAAGCCCGGCGCCGCGGACATTCAGCGCGCGCTGCAAAACCTTCCCGGCATTCCTGCTCCCGGAATTGAAAAAATGGTCCCGCAACATAAACTCCGTGGCCGGA